TTTGCGGTTTTCTGAGCACGTTCACGCTCAGCCATTGTTAGCGGCGAGCGCCAAAACTCAAACTCAGTGCCATCGCTCAGCGTTACAACTTTTTTGACAGGTTGCAGATTGGCTGCTTTCTTTAGCCGTTCAAGAGCACTTGCCACAAAAAATTTGCGATATTCGCCATCAGCTTACACACAAAAAAACCCCCGACACAAGTCAGGGGCCGTTTTGTTTTCGTCCTATCAGGAACGTGCGAAGTCAGTCGTCGGGGCTTCAGTAGGACGGAAGCTAATTTCAACTGACTGTGCATCGTCAGGATTAACCGAAAACGACGCTTGGTTGATCACCGCAGGCACCGTGAAAGACGTGCTTGCAGTGTCATCAGGCGATCCAGAGGACAAAGACAGATCGGTGTAAAGCTTGAAGGTTGCACCTACCTGCTTGCGCTGGAAAACATCCTCAATCAGGCGACTTGCAATTGTGCTGTCGTCGTCGGTGAAGTAAACAGTTGCAGAACCGGAGCCGTCAGCAAAGCCGCTGATGAATGTACGGAACGGGACGGCTTGCCCAAGAGTTCCGCCAATCGTTGTGGTGTCGAGTTCTTCGCGAGTGACCTCAAGCGACCATTCCCTGCAGTCACCTACTGATTGGAATTCAGCAAAGTCAATCGTGAACGGTGTAGTGCCGTCAGTTCCATCGTTTGTGAGGGACAACTCAGAACCGCCAGCAGTTGCAGCAAATGTGGCGATACCAGTTGCCGCCGCATAGGTGCGGATGAAAACGTCGGTGCTGGCACTTAGTCCAGCGGGGAGGGTGCCACCAGTGCCAGTGCCAAAGGAAACCTTGTCGTCAACCTTAAAGTTGAGGTAGGTGCCAATGTTGATGTTGTTGCTGCCGTTAGTCACGTTTGCTGCTTTGAACGTAGACTTGGTGCCAGCAGGCTTGTAGTAGAGAGCGCCGGACGTACCGGACAAGACAGTAGCCATGACTTTGTGCGGTAGTGGCTTTTTTCGAGTCTAGCTTAGGTAGGCATCGAAGCTAACGCTAACCTGCACCTGGAAAAAAGAATCCGAAAGCCCAGAGGCAATTTGATTAGGGCCAGATGCCGCGTCAAAAATAATGCCGCTGACAGTTTTTCTGTCAAACAGATCCTTGACCCTTTCGGCAATGGTGAAAGCGCTTGCTGCGCCAATGCCTACATCTCCGAAAATATCGACGACAAGGACGCCTGACTGCCTGTTGGTGCCTGTGGTTGGGGCTTGCAACGTGAAATAGGCGTTGTCCCCAAAATTGACTTGCACGCTGAGCCAGGGCGCGTCCGAAGGTGGCGTGAATGCCGTGTTGGCGTAGGCAACTTGATAAGCCGGAGAGCTAGCCATTTCCGTGGCAAGTCGGCCCTCAATGACCGCTCGAACGTCGTTGTAAGTGCTGGTCATGGGTCTACAGCATTTGACTTAATCCAATTTGCGATGTCCTTTGCGACTTGCAAATGGTAGTTCTTGGTGATCTGGTTATCTCGCGAACGCCATTTGTTGTTCCAAGAACGCGGCATGTTCTTTCCTGCAATCACAGGCTCGGCGTACTCAAGATTGTTGTACACAATATAGGTCTCGCCAATTTTTTCGTTTTCGTAATTGGTGCGATCAGGCGGGGGTGTTGAGTTTGTGTCGTACTCGCCCGCCGGGGCACCGATGCCGTTAGCTGTGTTTTCAGAAATTTGCCAACTGTTTTTTAAACGCCCGGTGTCCGTCGGGCTGCCTATTTTGAGTCGCCTGTCGGTTTCTAAAACAGCACGCCGCAAAAGCCCGTTAAATTTCTCCTCGGCGTAATCACCGATTTGGCCGAACCGGATGCGACGAGCCATGACTAAGCCCTCAAGATTATTTCGTAAGTAATTGGGGTGCCCTCTTGCTCTTGGGTGTTGATGGAAATGATTTGATACTCAACAGAGCTAATGACAACACGATCTTTAGGACTAGGCACTGTCGCCAAGTCATCTGCCGCAACTGTTAAACGTTTGTCCGTCGTCTTGGTCAATCCCTCAACTTCACGGTTGCCAATGTTGTCAACGATTCCTTTTACAGCCGTATCGCTTGTGGTTTCTGTCAACGTGCCAGTTGTGGTGTTGTAGGCACCAGCCGTGACAAATCGCACGGTCACATCAGCACCAAACTTGCCGATCAGCGTTGAAGCAACCTTGGCTAGCGATCCAGCAAGAGCCATCAGACGCGATAAGCAAGGCAAGCACCGCTCGAAAGCTGGATGCTTGTGAACACACCGTAGATGTACGAATCAGCGGGGAAAGCTTCGCTTGCCAGGCTGTTTCCAGTGTAGTTTTCGGCCGTGATGGCGTTGATTGTGGTTGCTTCTTTGAAGTAGATCGCACAAAAGCGACCAGTGTGAGCTGCAGTGTCAGTGATCACCTCGGCACCAGCGCCGTAGTCCTTGTACATGATCAGCTCCTTTTGATAGCGATGTTGCCTGGTCCGCTAATTCTAAGCCCCGTCAGATAGCGTTCAAGCAAGGGCGGGACACGATCAGCGCCAACCGCTCCGGTTTTGTCTGGCGTGACATTCAAGCTGCCAATCTGCACGTTCTTGAAATCCTCGAGACCGCTCAGGCCGATTCCGCTTTTGTTGTTGTTCAGGTAAACGGCAAGGACAACTTGCGCACGCTTGACCTGATCTGGAATCTCTGTGTCTGTGAAGTAATCGTCAGATATGCGAAAAGGAAACCCCGAAGAATAAGTATTAACATATGTGTCAGGCTTTCTGACGCCAGTTCGCGGCCACTGCAAAGCCTGTGTATCGGTTGCTTTTGCCCCTAAAAAACGCTCTCGATCAAGGCGTTGTGTTGCTGTGTAAAGAGCGCGGTTTTTTTGGTCAGTAGTGGCAGAAGCCCATGCAGTTACATCTGCATCCTCGACCATGCCATCAACGATGGCTTGTGCGTCAGTCAGCGTCAGATAGCTGTTGGCGTTTGCGCCGCCCGCTGTTGCGTCGATTGTTACTGCCATCGGGCGTCACAGTAGAAGACTTGCGTTTAACAGGAGTAGAGGCCGCTGCTTTCGCAGCAGCCTCGCGTTCCCGCATTCGCTTAAAAGCGAATAGACCCATCAGGAGCTAGCGCCCTTCAGGAGCACGAAGCTCAGCACGATGGCCTCGCTCGCGGTAGAACCAACGTTCGCCACAGTGATTTTGAACGAACCAGCAGCGATGCTGTTGGCTTGAACGATGTAGCTGCCAGCAGTGCCAGCAGAGCTGTGGTTCACCACCACTACGTCAGTAGCAGTGACTTTGTCGTTGTTGACCTGGAAGGTCACTTCTGCAGCACCAGCAAGCTCAGCACCAGCAAGGGTGATCTGACCAGACTCTGTGTTCAGAGTCACGGCAGTTGCCTTGTTGGTGGCCTGAGTAACAGTGCCGCCATTAGTCGGGCCGATTGCGCTGCCCGCCGTCGCCTCAAAAATAGATGCCATGGTGATTACCTATCAGTCGAGGTTACTGGTGTTGGTAATCCGCACAACGCCGATGTTGTTCGTTTCATACACCTTGGTCCAGTTGCCGACAGTCTCGAGCTGAGCGCGAGTCGGGTTAGAGACAGAGGTGGAGAACTTAGAACCGATCGGGTGATACACGTAGTGCAGATCGATTGCCATGGCATCGCTCTTGGCGAGGATGTCACGGTCAGTTTCAGTGGTCAGACCCATCTGTTCGCCAGAGCCGATAGCTCCCTGCGTGAACAGATAAGTGGCGTACTCGGTTGAAGCGCCAGAACCAGTGGTCTGAAGATCAGCCGAAACAATGACGCGAAGACCCATGAATGTAGGAACTTGCACGCTGCCGAAAGCAGGCGCGGTAGAACCTTGAGCAGCAGCGGTGTCAGGAGCACCGGTGTTGTCATAAATCATGTCGATGGCTCTGCGCTCCATCAGGTCGTAATAGACCTTCGGGTGCATAGCAATCGCAGTCAGCTTCTCGCCTTGATCGCCAAGAAGTGATTTGCCTTCGACGATTTGACGAGGGCCAAGAATGGTCGGAGTGTCGCCAGACTCGCCATCAACAGCCAGACCTGCATAAGCAGCAGAGCTGGTGTCGCCAACTGCACCGAACACACCAGCAAGGCAAGACAGAAGGTCTTTCTGGCGTTGGTTAGCGATGTAGTCAGCAATCTTGTTGCCGATAGCAGCCATAGGGTCACTACCAGCTGCAAGTGCAGCAAGGTCTC